AGCTTTCTTATTTCTCCGCAACTTTTCAAACTTTTTTAGGTAGCGCAAAATGGCCTCACCAAAACCAGTTCCAACAGCATTAAGACTGATACAAGGTAACCCGAGCAAACGCGCCATAAATAAAACTGAGCCTAAGAAAGTTTCAGCTAATTTAAAAGTACCTGGACACTTAGATCCGATTGCCAAAACGCAATGGAAGAATTTAGCAAAGACCCTAGATGAATTAGGTGTGCTTTCGCAAACGGATCTCTCAGCACTTGAACAGTGTTGTGAAACCTACGCAAGGATCAGACGACTACGTATCGTTATAAAGAAACTTGGCGGCACTGCTTACGAGTCAGTCAAGCCAGATGGTGAAGTATTATGGAAAGCATATCCACAAGTTGCACAACTAGAGCGCGCTGAAACAAATCACAAGGCATATTTAACGGAGATTGGCCTTACTCCTAGTTCACGCTCAAAAATACAAGCTATTGACAAGAAAGATGACAACGACCCGCTAGAAAAATATAACGTCTAATGTCTTTCGAGCTTGGTTGCCAGTATGCAGATGATGTATTGGCAGGCAAGGTTGTAGCATGTAAGTGGACCAAGTTAGCGTGCCAACGATTTATTGATGACTTATCAAGCGAAGCTTTTATATTCGACAGGTCTGCTGCAGAGCGTCCACTTAATTTCTTCCCTGATTTTGTTCGTCATGTAAAAGGCAAGTTAGCCGGCCAGCCTTACATATTGTCAGACTGGGAATCGTTTATAATAATTAATATATTCGGTTTTAAAAACCATGACGGCAATCGCAGGTTCCGAACGGCTTACATAGAAGTCGCGCGTAAAAACTCTAAGAGTACGTTTTGTTCGGGTATTGGCCTGTATATGACCGCGTTCGATAGCGAGGGCGGTGCAGAAGTTTACAGCGCCGCAACCACACGCGACCAGGCTAGAATAGTTTTTGGTGATGCTAGGACCATGATCAACAAGTCGGCACCATTAAAAAAGGTGTTTGGCGTTCACAAGTTAAACATTCACCACATAAAATCAGCTAGCAAGTTTGAACCTCTCAGTTCTGACGCTGACACGCTCGACGGATTAAACGTTAGTTGCGGCATACTTGATGAAGTTCACGCACATAAAACGCGAGAAGTTTGGGATGTAATAGAAACGGCAACTGGTGCGCGTGAGCAGCCTTTACTACTGGCCATTACTACAGCCGGAAGTAACAAGTTAGGTATTGGATACGAGCAGCGCGAATATGTTACAAAGATCCTTGGCGGTATTGCTATTGATGATACTTATTTCGGTATTATTTTTACACTTGATGAAGGTGACGATCCGTTCGATGAAGCGAACTGGCCTAAAGCAAATCCGAATTTGGGTAGGTCTAAAAAATTAAATGATATGCAAAGGCTCGCACGTAAAGCGCGAGAAATGCCAGCGGCACTTAATAACTTTCTCACTAAGCATCTAAACATATGGGTGAACGCTGCAGTTGCTTGGCTTGATATGCTCAAGTGGGACAAGCTAAAAGCGCGTGAAAAAGATGAAGCACTAACTAAGATGCCTTGCTACATAGGATTAGATTTAGCGAATAAGCTAGACGTTGCAGCGCTGGTCGCTGCATTTGTTGATGGTGATAAAATCCACTTTCTTTGTAAATTTTATCTACCCGAAAACCAAATTTATAATAAGTCTCGCAACATTGGCAACATGTATGACACATGGGCAAAGCAAGGCTATTTAACGCTAACAGATGGTGATGTAATCGACCATGATTATATAGCTGATGACTTACGCGAAATGCTTACTAAGTACGATGTACAAGCGGTCGGCTTTGATCCTTGGGGATCAACACAGCTAGCTATAAAACTAGAAGCGGAGGGCGCACCAATGGCAGAGATACCGCAAACCGTTAAGAACCTTAGTGAAGCAATGAAAGAAGTCGAGGCTAAAGTGGTTAGCGGCAAGCTTTGCAAAGATAAAAACCCTGTTATGGATTGGATGGCTTCAAACATCGTCGTAAAGCTAGACAAAAATGAAAACTATTTCCCGAACAAAGAACACCAAGACAACAAAATTGACGGCATGGTGGCTTTGTTTATGGCTGTTAATCGAATAATTGCAGGTGTAGAAGTTAAACCAGAATTGAGAATAAGAGCCTTATGAGTATATTGAGCAGACTAAACCCATTTTCACAAAAGAATACGGGGCCAATAGACACATCTGAAAAATTAGCGTCTCTCTTAGGTGCTTGGTATGACACTGACTCAGGCGTGGAAGTAACAACTGCCAACGCTTTGCAAATATCTACAGTTTACCAGTGCGTAAGAGTTTTATCCGAATCGATAGGCATGTTGCCATTTTTCCTTATGACTGACAACGGCGAAGGTAAAGACAAAGCAAAAAAGCATCCTCTTTATAGATTATTGAAGACAGCGCCAAACGATTATCAAACAGCTCAGGAGTGGAAGGAGCTTGTTATTGCTCACTTGTGCCTACTTGGTAATCATTATAGCTATATAAACAAGGTGAACGGCAAAGTAGTAGAGCTCTTACCACTATCACCAAGCGCTGTTATACCTAAATTACGCGACGACTATACCGTTGAATATCAAGTTTCATTTAAGAACGGCACGGTTAGGACGCTTGAGCAATCTGAAATATTACACTTTAAGCTTTTTTCAACTGATGGACTTAATGGCTTATCTCCTATTAGCATGGGCCGCAACGCACTAGGATTATTAAAGGCAACTGAGGCGCACGGATCCTCGCTATTTAAAAATGGTGCAAATCCTTTCGGTGGCTTTAAGACTGATAAAAACCTTACTGATCCTCAGTTCGAAGGTTTAAAAAAGCAACTAGCCGAGCATCAAGGCTCGGGCAATGGCTTTAAGCCTCTGATCTTAGAAGGCGGCTTAGAATGGGTGCAAGTTGCAATCACGCCAGAGAACGCACAGTTTTTAGAAACAAGAAAATTCCAACGCAGCGAGATATGCGGACTTTTTAGAGTGCCACCTCACATGATAGGGGACTTAGAGCGCGCAACATTCAGCAACATAGAGCATCAGGGTTTAGAGTTCGTTACATCAAGCCTTATGCCTTACCTGACGCGAATAGAAAACCGTGCCAATGTTTCATTATTAACGCCTGCAGAGCAAGTTAACTACGAGTTTAAATTCAATGTTAACGCCTTACTGCGTGGTGATATGAAATCACGCGCAGAATTTTACACAAAACTACTTCAAAACGGTGCTTTGTCACCTAATGAAATACGAGCAAAAGAAGATATGAACCCCCGCGAAGGTGGAGACATATATTTAACGCCTTTAAACATGGCGGTCAACGGTCAACCGATAGAGGCGCAGCCAAACAATGAACAAGAATAAGTTACACGTAGGGCTTAAAATCAAGTCTTTGTCTGAAACTGGCGAGTTTGAAGGTTACGGATCAGTTTTCGGCGTTAAAGATTCCTATTCTGACATAGTAGTACGAGGTGCATTTACCAAGTCTCTAGCCAAGTGGAAAGAAAAAGGCTCAATGCCTGCAATGCTTTGGCAACATAAAACAGACGAGCCTATCGGCATTTACACTGAAATGTCGGAAGATGAAAACGGCCTTGTATTAAAAGGTCGCTTGTTAATTGATGATGATCCATTAGCCAAGCGTGCATATGCGCATTTAAAAGCCGGATCAATAAAAGGATTATCAATTGGCTATTCACTTAATGAGTACGATTACGACTCTGAGAAAGACGCTTTCATTTTAAAAGACATTGATTTGTGGGAAGTCTCATTGGTGACATTCCCCGCAAATGAAGCAGCGCAAATTGTGGATGTGAAGGACGCACTTAAAAACTGCGTTATCGGTCAGCCTGCCTTAGCTGAAAGATGCCTGCGTGATGCCGGTTACTCTCGTTCACAGTCAAAAGCTATCATGGCTAATGGCTTTAAGGCTCTGCGAGATGCAGACAACGATATTAAACAGGCTCTCGCAGCCTTAAAATCCATTGTAATTTAATAATTACACAAATAATCAATGCCGCTTAATTGCGGTTTTTTACATTTATAGGAGCCAATCATGGCTGTAGATAATCAAGACTTTAAAGAAGTAGCAGACGGTATTACTGCAAAGTTTACCGAGTTCAAAGCGCAGAACGACAAGCACAACGAAGCTATCGGTGCAGAAAAAGCAGCATTAGTGGCGAAGGTTGATGGTTTAAACGAAAAGTTAACCGAGTTTGAAGGTTTTAAATCGGCACTTGAGTTACTTCAAAAGCAGCAGGGCAGACCTGGTACAACTGACGCTGCGAATGATGAGTATAAAAAAGGCTTTGCTAACTTTATGCGTAAAGGTGATGCAAGCGGTATTGAGCATAAGGATGTAAACCTTGGCGCTAACGCTGATGGTGGCTTTGCGGTGCCCGAAGAGCTAGATCGTGCAATCTTAGAGCTTGAGCGTAATATTTCACCCATGCGACAGTTGTGCAATTCGATCACTGTTGGTTCGGAAAACTACAAGAAGTTAGTTAATCTAGGCGGCGCTGCCTCTGGCTGGGTAGGTGAAACTGCTGAGCGCCCTAAGACTGACTCACCCACACTTGTTCAAATTACTGCAAATATGGGTGAGATTTATGCAAACCCCGCGGCAACTCAGCGATCACTAGATGATATTTACTTTGATGCTGAAGCATGGCTACAAAACGAAGTGGCTATTGAGTTCAATGACAAAGAAGGTCTTGCCTTCCTATCAGGTGATGGCACCAACAAGCCAAAGGGTATCTTAGCATATACGCTTGCTGCGACCGCTGATGCAGGCCGCGCATTTGGTACGCTTCAAAAGCAAGTTGCCGCTAGCACTACTGCGGTGACAGGTGACGAGTTGATTGATTTAATTCATTCACTTAAAGCCGGCTACAGATTGGGCGCTTCTTTTATGATGAACACATTAAAAGTTGCTCAACTTCGTAAGCTTAAAAACACTGAGGGCGATTATATCTATAGCCCAAGCCTAGAAGCTGGAACGCGCTCGACGATCCTTGGTTATTCAATTACTGAAAACGAAGATATGCCGTCATCTGCTGCAAACTCAAACTCTATACTGTTTGGTAACTTTAATCGCGGCTATACCATTGTTGATCGTATGGGAACCCGCATATTGCGTGACCCTTTCACCAACAAGCCTTACATTCATTTCTACACTACACGTAGAACTGGTGGAATGCTGACCGATAGCAACGCTATTAAAGTGCTATCACAAGCTGCAAGCTAAAAGGAGTGGGGGCGTAAGCCCCTATTTTACTTATGAAAGCAATTAAAAAATTCAATTACATGGTAGACGGTAACATTTACTCTGAGATACAAGCGGGTGAAGATGTGCCAGAAATAGCGCGAGACTATGCTGTAAAGAATAACTTTGCAGAGAAATCAAAGCCTGCGCACGCTAACAAAGCTAAAAAAGCCCCGCTTAACAAGAGTAAATAACGTGATTACGATTACTGAATGTAAGCTGCAATGTAACATTGACGAGTCAGAAATGGACTTTGATAGATGGTTCACTCAATCAATACCCGCAACCATCTTATCGGTTCAGCAATCAGTAAATCGCAAGCTTTATGCTACACAAGCTCTATTAGATGCCGACGAAAACGCGCCTTCAAGCGCAATAGTATTTAATGCAGAATTAAAGATGGCGGCGTTAATGCTTATTGGACACTGGTTTGTTAATCGTGAATCATCAAGCGCTTTAAATCTAAATTATGTACCTATGGGGTATGACTTCCTAATCAGTCACCACAGAAAGCCAGCGGGTGCAGCATGATAATCGCCGGCCGTTTAATTAAATTACTTGAGTTTTCCGAAGTAATTAAAACAAAAAATGAGTATAGCGAGACAGAGCAAACATTGAGGCCATTGTTCAGAACGCGAGCAGAGCCCATTCAATCAGAAACATCGCGCACAATAACGTCAGACGGCGGTGACGTTTCAAAGATATATAATTTTAGGCTTCACTACAAGAAGCGTATTGTTAACGGACTTGTGATCACAATTGATGGCCAGAACCTGCAAATCACCGACATTGATAATGTCAGAGGTGAAAACCGCGAGATTATAATAGATGCCATCAACTACATACAAGACTAGCGGAACCGCTAACCTAGAAAAGGCTATTAGTGAACTAGGCAAGCAAGCAGGTTTTAAGGTCATTACAGGCGCACTAAGAGACGCATCCAGACCAATCATTCAAGAAGCTAGAAGTATCGCGCCTCGCAAGTCTGGGGACTTAAAAAAGGGCATAAAGGCTCAAGTATTTAAAGGTAAAGGAAATAGCGATAGTGTAGCAACCCTGCATATTGGCTTTAATCGTCGTACCGCTTGGTATGGTCAAATATTAGAGCGCGGTGCCAAGAAGCATTCAATAAAACCCAAAAACAAAAAGGTGCTGAAAATAGGTGACGGATTTTCATATGGCGTTGATCATCCAGGCACCAAATCAATACCTATGCTAAAAAAGTCTTTTGACTCTCAGAATAAAGCGGCGCTAAAAATATTAACTACACGCTTGCGACAGCGGGTAATACTAGAGGCCATTAAAAAGTATGGAAAAAGCGCTTAGCACACTACTAGAGTCTAATAATGGCTTAAGAGCTGCGGTTAGTGGGAAAATATCACCCATGAAGCGCGAGGACTACCCCAGCGTTACTTATGAAAAAACAGGGCGTAACGAAGATATCACCGTAAATGGTTCAGGTAGCGGAATAATAAGAACCACGTTTAGTATTACAACCCGCGCCAAGAGTTACAAAGCCGCTAAAGATATAAACGAGCTTGTGAAGCAATCTTTAAGGCCACCATTTAACGCAATATCTTCACCTAAAATATTTTTAGCTACCTTGGATGATGAAAGGGAGTCACAACTAATTGACCCTGACATAACCGAGGTTACATCAGATTATACATTTCACCACTCAGCCGCTTAACTGCGGTTTTTGTTTATTTAAGGAACTAATAAAATGACTACATCAATTATAGCAGGCTCAACACTTGAGTTTTCAGTGGATGACGGCGAGAATTATACCGAAGTACTTGGTATAACAGAAATGCCAGAGTTTAAGGAAGAAAGTGAGGAGCGCGAAACTACCACCACCAAGGATCTTTCACGCCAATACGAACCCGGCATGGATTCACCAACTGAGCAGACTTTAGCCGCCCATTATCTAAAAGCAGATACTGAGCAATTAGCTTTTAGAACCTTGGCAAGATCTAAAGGTGCATGCCTAGTTAAAGTGACTTACTCAGATGGCGATAGCCTTGTATTTTCTGCGAAACTTAAAAACTACGGTATCAACTCAGGTGACGCGCCTAGCACAAAGATGTGGTCTTGCGTTATACGCAGAACATCAGCAATAGACTTTATAGAAGCTACTTCGTAATGGACTTTTTAAAGCGATTACAGTCAATTGCTGATGAAGTAAAGCCGGTAACTATAGAAACTCAGACTATAGGCTCGGTAGAGCTATTACCGTTGTATGTTTCGCATCGCAGTGAGTTTCACCGTGGCAATAAAAAAGAAGGATCAAGAGAGTTTGTATTACTCATGATCGCCCTTTCTGTTGCTGAAAACGGTATCAGGCTTGTTGACTCAATGGACATCGACGAAGTTATTTCGATGTTAGATCCGGTTGGTAAAAACCAAGCAGGTATTGAAGATATCACTCTTCTTTACGATGAAGCCAATAAACTGTCAAAACTAACTGTTGCAGATGTAGAGGAAGCTGAAAAAAACTAAAAAGCGCTGAGGGGAATATGTTCCTTTTCTCCTTAGCGCGAGATTTAGGTAAAACAGTGGCTGAGCTTGGCACCATGTCTAGCGAAGAATATACGTACTGGATGGCTTTCTACAACTACCAAAACCAACAACTCAAAAAACAACAAAAGAGAAAATAAATGGCTAAGTCTGTACTTGCTGAACTTGTCACAAAAATGACGGTTGAGTCGTCGCAATTCAAAAAAGAACTTGAAAGGACGACTGCGAAAACCGTTAAATTTGGCAAGGAGCAGAAGAAGGCCGCGAATGACGCTACGTTTTCAAGCGCAAAAATGTCTAAGGCATTCAAGCAGGCGGCTAATTCTGCATCAACACTACAGGGTCCAATGGGCGGTATTGCTGCAAGAATAAGCACCCTATCCAGTGGCTTTGGCGCTGTGGGCGTTGCGGCAACGGCGGCAGGTATCGCCATAAGTGGAGCAGCCGCTATGACAGGCTTAGCCGTCATGCAATTTGCTGAAATGGAAAAGCGACTATTTAGAACAGAGGCGCTATTTAACTCAACAAACGGCGCGGCTGGGCTTACTACCTCAGAATTAGCAGGCTTAGCAAATGAAGTGGCTGAAAACACCTTGGCTAGCGTCGTAGGTGTCACAAGTGCAATAAACGTGCTTCAAACCTTTAAATCTATTTCAGGTGATACGTTTATACGTACAGTTGAGCTATCGCAAGACTTAGCAGCCGTAATGGGTACTGATGTTAAAAACGCTTCATTGCAGCTAGGTAAAGCGCTAGAAGATCCCATACTTGGCCTAAACTCGCTTAGACGTTCGGGTGTAAGTTTCTCAGACTCACAAAAAGAATTAATCCGCACACTTGTTGAAACTGGTGATGTTGCGCAAGCGCAAGAAATGATCCTTAATTCACTTGAAAGTCAAGTTGGTGGGGCAGGTTCAGCCGAAGGAATGGGTTTAGCCGGCGCTACTGATTTGCTTGGCCAAAGATGGGACGAACTACTTGAGTCCTTTGCGTTAACTACCGGCGTAGGCACAGGCGCAACAAATGCGCTAAATAGTATCTCAGGCGCTTTAGCGGGTATCACTGGGATGCTAGCAAGCACCGACGGAATGACGAACCTTGCGAATGAATTAGCATATGTAAACGGCATGCTTTCAAAGCCTGGCCTATTGGGTGGAAAAGAAACCGCAGCGCTTGAGGCGCGTAAAGCGGTGTTACTTGAAGAGATAGCGGCAATTGAGGGTAAAGAGCTCAGAGAGTTAGAAATAATAAAGCAGGGTGAAATTGACAAAGCACAAGCTAGAGCAGAAGCAGCCGCCGCTAGGCTAGTGAAGCAAGAAGAAGTAGGCGCTACGCAATTACTAGGACTTGAGAAACAGCTTGGCACCGAGCAAGAGGTAATAATTGCCAAGTGGGAAGAAAGGAACGCTGCCATTGAAGGCCTTGTTTTATCAGAAGAAGAAATTCGCAAGCGCGGCTATGAAAACCTTATGGCTTTGCAAGATGACTACTTTAAAAAGTCATCTGATTTAGCGGGTAAAAAGCTCGCTGATATACAAATTAAAGCTGAAAAAGAAGTACAGGCGCAAAACAAAGCTGAGCAAAAGCGTGGCAAAAATGCCCAGAGCAATTTCTTTGCTGATCTGCAAACCGCAGCCGGGCAAAACAAAAAACTTGCCGCAATTGCCAAGGCAGGCGCAATAGTAAACGCGACTATAAAAACATACGAGGCCGTAAATAACGCCCTTGCCGCGCCTTTCCCTCCCCCGATACCTCAAATATTTGCCGCTACAGCGTTAGCGGCTGGCCTTTCTAATGTGGCGGCTATTAAATCACAGCCGATTGCGGGCGCAAGAGCAATGGGCGGTCCAGTATCAGGCGGTAAAAGCTACCTAGTAGGTGAGCGAGGGCCAGAGCTGTTTACGCCACAAGCAACTGGGCAGATTACTAGTAACCAAAATCTTCAACGAGTGACCGGCGACAGTGGACCAAATATCACTTACGCACCTATGGTAAACGGATCTGGGTTAAATAAAACAGAGTTGTTTAACATACTAGCAAAGAATCAAAAGCAATTTGGACGCATGGTTAACGCATTGATTGGAGTGCCTTCGTAATGACATTCCCGACCGACAAGTTTAGCGAATATGAAATAGAACAAGTTACAGACACCAGAATAAGTGACGAAAGGTATTTTCGTAATCGAGCAAGGGGAAATAAAGCGTGTTATTACCTGATTACATTAACAACCCCAAACATTCCATTTGCCGACTATATTGCCCTGTGTGCAAAGCTAGAAAGTTACGAAAATGGCTTAATAATATTTCAACTACCAAACCCGCAGGTATCACTAGCGACATTTGGTGAGCAATCAGTAAGCTTAAGCACTGCCACTGGAACTGATGAGGTTTCACTTTCAGGTCAACGCAGTTTTAAGGTCGGGGATTTTGTTCAATTTAATAATCACCCTAAAGTTTACAGGTTTCACGATGTAGATATACGAGCGTCATCAACCGTTATAAAGCTATCTTGCCCATTAGTTGAGGCGGTAACGACAGATACAAAGATGATTTATGGGGCCAACGTTAACTTTCAAGTTTCTTTAAACAGTAAGTTTGTGCAAAAAACAAGCGTTAAGAATAGCAAATTCGGCATTGTAGACGTGGAGCTAATAGAGCAAGCATGAGAACACACACAGCAGCACAGTTGGCGGCTCTTAAAGACTCGCCACGGATTTACTATGCCCTTAATTTCAGAATTACCGACACTGTTTACCGATTCACGACTACAGACACGGCAAAAACGGTGCTTGGCCAGACTTACATACCGGGCTTTTTGGATGAAATGGACGAGATAGAAATCACAAGTCAACCGCGAGTTAATGACAACACTGTTGTATTTTCAGATCCGGAATTAGCATTAACAACCGCGCTATTATCGGGCAAGTGGATGAACCAACCCGCGACAATTTACAAAGTGTTTGAAGATAAATTAGGTGCTCAATTCTTAGTGAAAAACGCATTTGAAGGTCTTATCTCTGAATATTCGCTTAACTATGAAGATTCAACGGTTGAATTGACTATATCAAGTGTATGGGCTGACTTTGAAAAGCAATCTGGCATTAAAACGAACGCTAAGTCACAGCAGCGGTACTACCCAAATGATACGGCGTTTGAGCATTCTTCATCAGCGATGGAAAAGATTTACTGGGGCAAAGATGCGCCTGCATCGAGCAATAGAGGCGGCGGCGGTAGTGGTGGCGGTGGAGGTACTCGGTTCCCGAGTGTTGTTGAAAGATGAGTTTACTTAATATAGGCGGTTTTTAATGGCTATTGGACTCTTTATTGCGGGCGCAATAGGGCTTTTTGCAGGCGCGGCTGCATTATCTTGGCTAGCACCAAAACCTCCTCGTGTGGATCAGCCAGGCGCAGAGCTAACTAAAGCATCAACTGACGCAAGTATCGCTAAAATATATGGCAAAGTAAAAAAACACTCTGGCACAATAATATTCAAAGCGTCAAACGATGCTGATAATGACGACATTAAAAACGACCTGCTTCATATCATAATCGTGTGGGCTGAGTCTGTTACATCAATAGACACAGTTTACGTTGACGATGTTGATATTGAATCAGATTCCACACTATTTGTTAATAATGGCGACAGGTACGCATTTGCGCGTAACTTTCCAAACGGCATGCAAGGCTATAGGTCTACCGAGTTAGATGAAGCAGGGTGGCGCACAACAGATATATGCGAGGATAAAGCGTGTACGTATATACTATTAGGCTATGGCGCAGGCGAAAACCTACTAAAAAACGAGCCACAATTTACAGCCGATATCACCGGCACGCCTACCAGCAACCCCGGCACTGCACTAAATGATTTATTGCTCACTGAAAAATATGGCAAAGGGTTATCTGCGTCAAAAATAGACACGGCTGCAATCAACGCAGTTATAAGCACATGCAATACACAAGTCGAGACAGTCAAAGACTCAGGTGTAATGCGTGATTTATTTACTTGTAATGTCGCGCTAGACACTGAAAATTCTGTATTTGATAACGCCAACACGATATTAAAATCGTTTCGCGGCTTGCTGCCTATCATTGACGGTCGCTTAAAGCCGATTGTAGAAAAAGACGACTTGCCTGTATCTTTGGAGATACTCGAGCGCGATATCTTAGAGCTTGGAGAAATCAAGAACAGTAATAAGAGCAATCGCTTTAATCGCGTTGTTGTTAGCTATAGAAGCGGTGACGAGAAAGGCACAAAGCAAGAAGCCGTTTACCCGCCTAAAGATTCACAGATTGAGACTGATTGGCTAGATGAAGATAACGGCGTTGTACTTGAGAAAAAGACAGATTTAGACACGTGCGACAACTTTTACGAAGCGTTAGCCTTTGCAAAATCACTTGCCGAAATATCTCGCGAACAGCTTAAAACAGAAATCACGTTGCCAATATGGGCCACGCTGTTTGAAGTGGGCGACATTGTGAAAGTCACTCATTCAAAAGTGGGTTGGAACCAAAAGCCATTCAGAATTGATGTGACTAATGAATCAGATACCGAAGTGGTTTTATCAGTACGCGAGCATCAGCCGTATATATATGACTTTGAAAATACGCAATTAAAGCCAAGCTACCCAGATACATCATCGACTCTTACGCGACCCGCTACGCCTGCAAGCCTGACAAAGATTGATGTATATAACAACCTGACGCAAGTTGATATTACATGGACCGGCACCACTACGCGTTATATCGTGATATTGCAAAACGCCGCCGATGAGATTATTCACACTGAGCAAGTGGCGCGTAAAAAGATTGAATTTAGAAACTTAGCGCAGGCAAATTATAAAGTCACGATAACCGCCGTAAACAGTATCGGATCGCGCTCATTACCTGCCATCTTAGAGTTTGCCATTGATAAAGACACTCAGTTCTTTGTGTGGACCGCTTACGCCACCGATGATAATGGCGCAGCGATATCATTAACCGATACCGGGCAAGACTTCATAGGCTTTGCATATGGCCAGCTAACTGCCAACGACCCCGCACTGGTTGCTAACAAATCGCGTTATGGTTTTATACGCAGACCCGAAGCGGGAACTGCTGCGCCGGGTGCCGATGGTAAATCTATAATCACTATTAACGTACATCGTCGCTCAGATGATGCACCCACAAAGCCCGAAGATAATTCCGCATCTTTTAACTTTGGCACTGGCGTATTGACGCCGCCCGCCGGGTGGTCGCGCGATATTCCTGTGACTGGACCGCGCAAAGTGTGGGTTACTACCACTACATTTATTATCACGGGTAACACTGGTATTGATAACACCTGCACATTTTCAGCCGTAGCAGAGTTTGGGAGTGACGGTTCAAACGGCGCTGATAGCACATCATTCCGCGAAATGACTATTTACAAGCGTTCGTCAACCTCAAACTTGGCCACGCCGACAGGTGGCAGCTACAACTTTACGACGAGAGTGTTAACGCCACCCAATACGTGGCTTGTCGCTGTTCCCACTGGTTCAAACCCTTTATATGTATGCACTGGCGTTGCATCAGTAGTAGGCAGCACTGGCATAGACTCCGTTATTGAGTGGTCTGCACCGGGTGAATTAGTTAGAGATGGTGAAAAAGGTGAAAAAGGTGATAAGGGCGATACAGTGGAAGGCGCTAGAGGCGCAGGCCGTTATTACGCAAACGGTACTTCGTGGTCTGACTCTGTAGCCAACAATGCAACACCAGACGCAAACAGACCTGGCGATAGAGTTACAATCTCAAATAAAGCGGCAAGATTTTCAGAGACACAGTTTTGGGATGGGAACTCATGGGAACCAGTAGCAGAAGTTATCGATGGTAATCTAGTCGTAAATGGTGCGGCAATCACCGACCAGATATTTGCGAACGACATACAAGTTACGCAAAGTTTAACGATTGATAATAACGCCACGTCGATAATATTAGATGCTAATAGTACTCTACCAATTCAGATTATTCGTGACGACGTAACACTTTTTGCCATCGGTGACGGTGTAGGTATATTCGATGGTTCAATAATTGATGATGGTTCAATTCTCGGAAGATCAATTAGTCAAAATGCAATTGATTTAATTACCTCAAGCTTTGGCATACCTTCTCCCACTAACGGTGGTTTACGTGAGGATGATTTAAGAAGTGGGAGTGGTACATTAGCAGGTATTAACACCTTTGCTCACGGGTCTAATGTTACTAACATTCAAGCGTCAGTGCGCGCAACCAATCCGCAACTAGCGGGTAATTTCAGTAATGAAACATTAAGTGCAACATTCACACTACAGCGATCACCAGCCGGTACAAATACTTGGACAAGTTTAGTTAGCGAGACGTTTACTGCACAGGTTAGAAGTGTCACTGTCGAAGGATTCACAAGCCGCACAGCTTCATTTAGTGGCGTTTTAAGTGCGAGTGAAAATCTAGCACAGGGTAATTATGACTATCGCGTATTTGCCAGTGCTGTAGGTTCGTCAGTTAGCCCGCATATAGGCGGTGTTCTGCGAGTACAAGAGGATGGTTCAGGAGGTGCAACTTCAAGTAACCCTGCTAACAACTCCACTATTGCACTTAGCGGTGCAGGCGCTATTAATATCTCTAATGGCTCATTTACGCTTGATCAAGCAACTAACAAAACTATTACTATTTCACATGGCAGTGAGCCTAATGCCGCAACACATGGGGATGGTGCTTTAAACGTAGTTAGTCGTGTTGTGCTTAGTGCTAATGGTCACGTTAATACGGTGAATGTTACTAACTTGGCAACTGAGTTTAATAAGTATTTGTTGACTACGGGTAATGCGGCAACAGCGACTAAGGCTGGCTTTGTTACTGTAACAGATGGGCCAAGAAACCTATCAGATAGGCTCCCTAATTGGAATTCACGTTCTGTGGCATTTGATTTTGTCGGTTCAGCAGTAGTAGGGGGAGTTGGGAACTACGCAGGGGTAATGACATTTCTACCGTATAATGGCACTACCGCGAGCACAGGTGACTCGTCTTATCAGTTGGCTTTTTGTAACCGCACTGGTGTTAACGCTAGTGGCTTACCTGATCTTAAAATACGTAACGGCATTGATGGTAGTTGGAATGGCTTTCATACTATTTTTCATAGTGGGAATTATACTGCTTACGCGCCTACTAAAACAGGCGGAGGTGCGAGTGGTAATTGGAATATAAATGCGGCAACTGCAACGTGGGCTGACCAAGTAGACGTAAACTCAGGAAACACATCTACCAATACATTCCCGTTAGTTTGGCATTCTGGGGACACTGTATATTCAACCCCGTCAATAACAATAACGCCAAGCGCTGGTCGTATTAATGCTACAGCCATTAACATAGGCGGCACAGCGGCTCACGCGGATTTAACAATGGGCTACTCCTCAACTTCCCTCACAAGTACAGTAATAAAGATGGGTTGGCAAGGCTCTAACTATGGGTGGCGCATTAAGCAAGAGCAATCAGCTAGTCAAGTACGTGCAGGTACGTTGTCTTTCGAACGACAAAGTGGCAGTTCTTGGGTATCCGCATTGACTTTTTCTAATAGTGGTACGGCTCAGTTTGCAGG